AAGGATACAGTAGGATATACCCTTTTGTCTTTGGATCCAAAGATTCCATCAGCATGCAATAAAGCACCATATGCTTATATGTATGACAGAACACGTTTCTGGATTGCTGATGATGATGCATTCGTAGAGAATGTGTTCGTAAATGGTTCAGAGGAAATGGTTCCAGATGCATCAATCGACGACATTGATAAAGCTGCGTTGTTTGGTGTAAGTAACTGTGGAACGAGGGATATTTCTGTTATTGTAAGAAAGTCTGAGTCTGTTAACGGTTATAATGTAACATTCCTTGATTATTATGGTAATCAGGATGATATTCCATATAAGTGGATTAACCCTAACGACTTCGTATCTGATTATTTTGTTGATGTTATTGCTATCGCAGGTAACTGGGATAAGACTAAGTACAAGTCTTTTGCAAATGATGTTGTTTGGTCAAGTTATTTCAACGAAGATGGACTTCTGAAGAAACAGCTTAATAAATTCCTTAGACTTGATGCAGTTAATGTTATCGGTTCATGGACTGGATGTATACTTCCTGGATTTACCGATAAGCAAGGAAACATGAAGTCAATAGAATATCTTGTTAATAAGAAGAGTAATGAGACTGGTCTTATGTTTGGTATAAACAACAAGGCTCTTGATCTTATTGCACTTGATTCTTCTGACGGTATTGCAACATATTTCTATGATGTTGTTGGTGATGGAAAGTTTGAGCCAGATCCTATCTCTGGTGAAGTTGAGGCTAATTTCGTTCCAGATATGATTGGTCATATGATCACTCCAGAGTATGCTGAGGAGAATCCTGAATTTACAATCATGTCTTATAATATCAAGAATGCTAACAAATATATATTTAATGTTGATATTTATGATGATGCTAGCGTAGAAAGTGAGGCTCAGTTTACACTTACCAAGGAAAAGGGTGAGAATGTTAACATAGGTGACTATGTTCGTGGTAAGAACGGCTTGATGACACGTATTATCAAGAAACGTGGTACACGTGTTTCTCTTGATGATGAGACATCACAGGCATTGTTCAGATTCACGGCAGTAGATCTTGTTGATGTTGAAGACGGAACAGTTGAGATTCACAAGTCATACAAAGATATGTATGAGACTGTAAATCTATTTGCTCTTCCAGGTCTTATGATCTGCAACAGACACATGCCAGGATTCGATAGTAGCGGATTCCCTGATGCAGAGGCTGGTGTTGAGAAGATATATTCTATGCTTAAGGATAAGGGTATTCGTAGAGGACTTCTTAATAACGATTCAATAGATTTCCGTTACATTGTTGATACAATGGCTTATGGTCTGAAGGATCAGCTTGGTGGTAAGATACATCTTTCGGAGCTTGCAATGGATAAGAAACACTGTACAGCACTCATCAATGCACCATCTATGACACAGTTTGCTGCATCTGATGCACCATTCTTCGGTTCTGATTGGGATAGAACTATGGGTGATCCTCGTCCAACATTCGATGTTGCGTATATCCCACAAGGTGGTAACCAGGATTTGATTTATCCAGAAGATACAGAATCATTTACACTTCCTGATTTCAGTAATGGTGCTGATCATATCGGTGTATTCGCTCCATTCTTCAAGTATGCTGATGGACAAAGAACAACACTTGTTCCTCCTGCAGCAGACGTTTGTAACACATTTATGAATAAGTTCACTGGTGGTGATCCGTATAAGACTGTTGCAAATATGAATGGTATTATCAATAATTCACAGATTGTTGGTGTTGAATATGATTTCGATACAGAGGATCGCGGATATCTTGAGCCATTTGGTATTAATCCAATCATCAACAGAAACGGTAATATCGTTATCTATGGTGATAGAACCGCTTATCAGATTGTAAATTCAGATCTGAGCTTCCTGCATGTTCGCGAACTTCTTAATACTATCCAGATTAGCTGCAAGAACGTTCTGGATGATTACGTATTTACTTATAATATTCCTACTACTCGTGCAGAGATTGTTACTCGTATTAATCCTATACTGAGTGCTATGAAGGATTCTGGTGCTCTTGTTAAGTATGAAATCGAGTGTGACGACCTTAATAACGATAAGGAAGTTATTGATAACAAGTTCTGTATCGTTGACATCGGCGTTTGGATCTCTCAGAATATGGAGAAGATCGTTGTGCCTATTACACTGAATCGTTCAACGACAGCTTAAAATTAAAAGAAAATAAGATTAATAGATATGGCAAATGATGGAACAGGATTGACCTCAGTTGGACTGATGGGTCTCCCACATTTTAAGACATCCCGCGTCTCTATGGAGATGTACGAGCCTGTATATCTGAACTTGTTTACTGTTGAATTCCAGCTGCCGAAGGGACTTACAGGTACAGGTGGTATTTCAGACGACGATAAGAACCTTCTTCTTGAAGGTGTTCAGAAGGTAGATGGACTCGATACTAACAAGGTTCCTGGTGCTGTTACTCAGGACTATAAGTTCGCTGATCGTAGCTTCGCTCAGTCTGGTACTGATACCACATATATTGACGTGAAGCTTGACTTTGAGATCAACGTTCGTGGTTCTGCTGTTGGTTCACCAGACATGTATACACTGAAAATCCTTCGCAGATGGAACGATCTTATCTGGGATCCTCTTACAGGTCGCCAGGGATTAAAGGTTAACTATGTTGCTCCTACTGTTACAGTAACAATGCACGATAAAGCTAACCAACCATTCTGGCAGTGGACTCTTTATAATGTATTCCCAACAACGAACCTACCAGTTCCAAGTCTGGATTACATGAACAAGAATCAGCTGTATAAGGTTACAGGTTATACTCTGAGATGTGACTACTGGGATGAAGTGATGCTGTAAAGCATTTATATTCAGTAAATTACAA